TTTGACGAGCAGATTGTGGAGGAAGACAACCGGCAGAAAACGCTTTACAGCCTGCGCCTCGCCAGCGGTAAAAGCATCGAGGCCATCACCGCGTCGCCGCGGCAATTTCGGAGCAAGGGCAGGCCCGGCGATGTCGCCGTCGTGGACGAGGCCGCATTCTGCGACGACCTCGGCGAGGTGATGAAGGCGGCGCTGGCGTTCACCGTGTGGGGCGGGTTTGTGCGAATAATTTCAACCCACAACGGGGCCGACAATCCTTTCAACATTCTGTGCGAAGACGCCCGCAACCAGCGCAAGCCCTACTCGCTGCACCGCATCACTTTTGACGACGCGATTGCCGACGGCCTGCCGAAACGGATTTGCGATGTGGCCGGGCGGCCTTACACGCCGGAGGCCGGGCGCGCCTGGACAGGCGGCATCCGCGAGATTTACCGCGACAACGAAGACGAGGAATTGAATTGCATCCCGTCCGCGTCCGCCGGCTCGTGGATTGCCGGTGAATTGCTGGTTGAGGCGACGGACAAGTCCGCCGGCATTCCCGGCAACTACGCCGGCGGCGCGGTGTGGATCGGCAACGACATTGCCCGTCGCCGCGACCAGTGGGTTGCGCTCGCCGTCGAGAAAATCGGGCGCATCGCGTGGGTGCGCGAGGAGCGCGTGCTGAAAGATGCGCCGTTCGCGCAGCATGACGCCGCAATCGCGGAACTGATGGACGACTACAAGGTTTCGCGGCTGGTCATGGACCAGACGGGCATCGGCGAGCGCAGCGTTGAGATGATGCAGAGCAAATACGGGAAAAGCCGGGTTGAAGGCTTGTTGATGACGCCTGCCCTGCAACTTGACATCGCCACCGCCGCGCGCGAGATGTTTGAAGAGAACCTCGTTCGCCTGCCGGACGACCTGTCTTTGCGCGCCGAGATTCGCGGCATCAAGAAAACCACCGGCCCGACCGGGAAGCCGCGACTGGTGACAGAGTACAGCGAGGACGGCCACAGCGACCGGGCGTGGGCGCTGTTCTACGCGCTGGCGGGGATGGCGCAGCCGGCGCCGAACATGGCCGATTGTCAGACCATCGGCACGACGCGCGCCGCCGGCCTCGCCGGCTTCGCCGGGCCGAGCGTGAACGCCGGCCTCGCCGGTTATCTGTGAGGACAAGATGAAGAAGCCAGAGATAAACATCATCGCGGACATCCGCCACGGGCGCGACATCACCCGCGGCTATGTTGACAATCTGCCGCTGCTGCAACCGACCGACCCGGTCCTTCGGAGCAAGTATTCCAGTTTGTGGAATGCCGAAGCATATCGGGAGGTATTGGTCGACGACCAGGTAATCAGCGTCGTCAAGCAGCGGCAGATGGCTGTTGTTGCGAAAGAGTTTCATGTCGTGGCCGGCGGCAAGCGGCAGGTGGACAAGGCCGCCGCGGACTTTCTGCACGAGCAACTCGTGGGCGTGCGCTGGGACACGGTTACAGAGGCGATGCTTTATGCCCGGTTCTTCGGCTACTCCGTCGCGGAATGCATGTGGGGGAGAGATGGTCGCCACATCACGCTGGATCGTCTGCGTGTCCGCAATCATTCCCGCTTCGGATTTTCGCCGGATTTTGAACTACGCCTGTTGACCACGAAAGCGCCGATGGGCGAGGCGTTGCCGGAGCACAAGTTCTGGTGGTGCAGCACCGGCGCCGACCACGACGACGAGCCTTACGGCCTGGGCCTCGGACACTATTGCTATTGGCCGGCGTATTTCAAGCGCGAGGGTCTGGCAGTGTGGCTGCAATTCCTTGAGAAGTTCGCGTCGCCGACGCCGAAGGGCACATTGCCGGCGGGCGGCACCGAGCAGGACAAGCAGGCGCTGATGACAGCGTTGCAATCTGTGCACAAGTCGGACGCGATTGTGGTGCCGGAAGGCGTCGTGGTGGAATTGATTGAAGCCGGGCGCTCCGGGACGGCGGGATACCCGGAATTGCAGCGCCTGATGAACGAGGCCATCAGCAAGATTGTGCTCGGTCAGACGATGACGACGGATTCCGGCAGCAGCCGAAGCCAGGCGGAAGTGCACCTGACCGTGCGCGACGACCTCGTCCGCGCAGACGCGATGTTGCTGAACGATTCGTTCAACCGCTCTGTCGTGAAGTGGTTGATGGGTTGGAACTATCCGACGGCGGCGCTGCCGATGGTGTCGCGGCGGATAGAGCCGCCGGTTGACCTGATGAAGCAGGCGCGACGGGACAGCCTGTTGTTCAATATGGGCTACCGCCCGACGAAGAAGTACATCGAGGAAACCTACGGCCTTGAGGTTGACGACATGCCGCCGGCGCCGGCGCCGGACGCGCCGACGGCGGACCAGTCGGAGACACGAGACCTGGCCGAGCAGGAGGATTTTGAGGAGGCGCTGGACGCGGCGCTGGACGCGATGGACGAGGACAGCCTGCGCGACATGAACGGGGCGCTGCTGAAACCGCTGCTGGCAATGGCCGAAGACGACCCGGACGAGTTCATCGCCCGCATGGGCGAGGCGTACCCGGACATGGAAATAGACCAACTGACGGAAACGCTTGCGCGGGTGTTGTACGTGGCGGAATTGTGGGGTGCGGCGAATGCCGGTGAAGGTTGATCTGGCGCTGGCCTTCAAGATGGAGCCGCGGGAGGCGGTTAAGTATTTCCGCGACAAAGGGTATGTGATAACTGAAGGATGGCGAGACATCTACAGCGGCGCCCATGCTCGCGCCTTCACTGTCGCAAAGGCGGCAAAGCTCAGCGTGCTGCGCGAGATACGCGGTGAACTGGACTGGGCGCTGTCCAAGGGAACAACCGAGCGGGAGTTCATCAGGGCACTGAGGCCACGCCTTGCGAAAATGGGATGGTGGGGGAAGGACGCCGCCGGCAGGCAGTTGGGGTCAACGCGGCGGCTGAAAACCATATTCCGCACGAACATGGCGTCGTCTTATAACGCCGGCAGATACCGGGAACAGAAGCGCCGCGCCGAACTGAAAATCGGTGCGCGACCGTACTGGCAATATATTGCGGTTCTGGACAATCGCACGCGGCACTCGCACCGAGAATTGAACGGCAAGGTCTTCCGGCACGACGACCCGTTCTGGGACTACTTCTACCCCCCGAATGGCTACAACTGCCGTTGCCGTGTCAGCGATCTGTCGTCGCGCGATGTGGAAAGGCAGGGGCTGAAGGTCGAGAAGACAAACAAGGACAACCTGAAAGATGTGCCGCGAACCGTGCGCGTTGTCCGTGCAGGACGAGCGGCGGGCGAGGTGCGCGTCAATCTGCCGAGCGTAAGGTTCAGCGGCAAGGATGCCGCCGGCAAACCTTTCACGATTCAGCCGTCGCCAGGCTTCAGTTACAACGCCGGCCAGAATTGGCCGCGGTGGGATCCGCTGGCGGGCCTGCCAGACAAGATTGGCGGCAAGCCTCGTCGTGGCGGCAAGTATTCAGCGGATGTGGCATGGATACCGAGCGGCGACAAAAGTCAGTTGATATGGGAGGATTACGGCTTGAGGTCGTGGGCCGCGAAGAAGAAACTGCCAGATGCCCCGAAGATTTACAAGGGTGTAAAGAGCCTTGATGAAGTGTCTGTCAGGCTACTCGGAGACAAGGCCCGCAGGATGGTGAAAACGCCGGTCGAAGACATGGCAATCACGCGGGACAGTTTGGCCTATTTCGCAGGCAAAACAGATGGGCGTCAGAAATATGTCAACTTCATCGTGCCGACACTTGAGGAAGCAGACGAGGTCTGGCTTGTTTATTACCCTCAAGACAGAGCTTACAGGAAGCGATATTTGAAGGCATTCCGTGGAGAAGGGGGTGAGCACATTATTGTGATCGCCCGTGAGAACGCGGACGGCACACTGTTCTTCAATGCGCTCAAGACATCGGACTTGAAGTATATGGATAGGCAACGCCGGGGTGCGTTACTTTACAAGGCTGCGGAATGAGGGCGGATCGGAGCCTCGGGCCGCAAGGGTCAATCTTGCGTAGGCGTCCCATCAGGTCATTGGCATTGCCGCCCACCATCAGATCTGAGCTCCGCCCTCAACTGGACTATACCACAAAATCCGGGCGGGCTACAGGCCATCTGCCGGCGAGATTGTCCCGCTACGGCCCGCAGGCTCGCCCGGATTCCCGCCAAAACGCCAAAAACCGGGCCATTTCATGGGCCGGGCGAACGTACGGCGATTTGCGGGCGTTTCTCCGTCCAGATGGGTCAAGGGGCGTCCGAAATTTTTTGATAGTTTTCAATAACCTTTTGATAGCTTTTGAACGGGGTTCCGGGT